CGATCGATGCTGATGCGAATGGTCTTCAGTACCAAGCCAACTTTGACAGGCTATGGGTCTCTGGTGTAAACGGCTATAACTTTGCTGCAGTCCATCTAGGTGCGGCAGACGCCAATGGTCAGAGATTCTTGGAGTGTCGTCGTGTTGGTGGCGTTGGCATCGGCTCCATCACCCAAGTCAACACTACTGGCGTCGCGTTCAACACAACATCTCATGGTCCCTTCAAGGGAGAGGTTCAGGACCTTGATGACGACGAAGCCATCGCTCGAGTTGAGTTGTGGCGGCCCGTTAGCTTCAGATGGAAGTTCGACGAAACTGGAACACTGTCTGAAACAGGAACGCCGGGTGGAGAAGTCGATCATGGGTTCATTGCCCAAGAATTGAATGAGGTTCAACCGTCAGCAGTTACGCCTGGTGAAGGCACCTGGGCTGAGCATCTAGAGTGGCAAGTAGCAATCGCTGAGAAAGTTGCCATTGATCGAAACAACATAGAGCTGAACGAAGCCTATGAAGCGGCACTAGTGGCTTACAACAATGGAGAAGGGGAACTCCCAGAGCTTCCAGAACTTCAGTCAGTTCCGGATGTTCCGATTGACTCTCCGTTTACACCGTGGGTTGGTGACTGGTCGAAACTTGTGCCTGATCTAACAGCAGCACTTCAAGCTGTGATCCGTCAGAACCGGGCACTAACAGCTCGTGTCGATGAACTAGAAAGGATGGTCCGATGAGCGGAGAACTCGTCGTCTACAAGAGCCGCACGAATACCATCACTGTCAGCCTCGGCATCGACGTTGCTGGTGACACGATCACGAGTGAGATCAGAGCTGAGCCAGACGTGGACTCACCACTCCTCATGACTTGGGTGGTTGCCTTTGCAACCGACGGTCATGACGGAGAGTTGATCCTCACAGTCGATGACAACGCAACCTCGCAGATCAAGGCCAACAGCGGCTACATGGATCTGAAGCGAGTGAGTGGCGGCGAGCCACTTGCCGTCTTCGACCGTCCAGTCGAGGTCGAGTTCAGAGGAGCTGTCACCGAGTGAGCGAGATCAACGTCGTCCAACGAACACAGCGGATTGTCGTTGACCCCTTCTCATCGGCAGTCGCCATCATCAACGCCGGACCTCAGGGACCGAAAGGGGCGAATGGTTCGATAGGTCCTCCTGGCCCTGGTACTCCAAACGAGTATCTACGGGCTGACGGCACGGTTCCAGCAACTGGGGCGTTGGTTGTCCCGAATCCGACACTGGATACGCATGCTTTGAATCGGCTTTTCGCAGATGGCCGATATTTGGCAGCAGCCACAAAGTATGCAAAAGGCCAAGTTGCATACGCACAAGTTGTGGCAAATGTGACTTTGAATACCGCAGCATTGACTGATATTGCGGGATTATCGATCACATATGCCGTCGAAGCGAACCGTCGGTATCGAGTAAAAGCAAAAGTCATCGGACAAGGCACCGTTATCGGCGACTGTATTCGATGGGCAATGCTCGAAGGAACAACGGTTATCGATCAAGGCACTTCCTACGCAACAGAAGCGGCACGTCAGATAACCACGCAAATCATGGAGAAATCCTACAATGCTGGCATTGCTGCGGGTAGCAAAACCTTCAAAGTGCAGGCATATCGCCTTGCTGGAACAGGTGCACCAATTCTTGCGGCGGGTGCAACATATCCGTCGTTCATCGAGCTGGAAGACATCGGCCCAGTCTGAGTAAAGGAGAAGAAGATGGCAAGACTCGACCATCCAGATCAAGCAGTTGACACCGAGAAGCCGAGCGGCAACAAGGTCAACATGAAGGCGTGGGAAGCCATGCGGGACGAGTACGAAGGAGATCCAGACGACGTCGACGCTCAGTCTGACGATCCGGATCAGCAAGTCGATTTGGAGGAGACGGAATGACCACACTCTACCCATGGGGCTACGCCAAGGCACTCGTCAACATCGATTCGCTCAAGAAGAACGCTCGAATCGATCTCATGGAGCCCGAGTACGCTCGGCGCCTCTTCGCCTGGATCGAATCCAGAGGAGGAGCGATCGGCATCGGTGGCGCTTGGCGATCAGTTCAACCCGACAAGCCCGGCTTCGCCCCGCCAGGTAAGTCGTTCCACGAGACACAACTCATGACTGGCGACACTCGCTACTTCATGGCTGTGGATCTCGTTGCACGCAACGGATCCGATCGTCATCGTGCTCCGGGTTGGAAAGAAGTTCCTCAGCAGGGAACTGCTCATCCCGACATCAAGGCTTTCGGCGTTCACTGCAATGTGAATGGCGAGCCGTGGCACATGCAAGCCATCGAGGTGGATGGCCATACGACGTGGGTGTCGAGAGGTCGTCCTCGTCCGAAGGCCGGCTTTCCCATTCAAGGCGTCAAGCCACCGCCCGTTGTCGATCCAACTCCACCGAAGCCGCCTGCTCAGGTCTTCAAGCCAGGTGAGCGTGTTCTTCGGTTGGCAACCCCAACCATGACAGGCTCAGATGTGATCTGGGTTCAGAACGTTCTCCGCAAGGAAGGACTCACGCTCTCTGTCGATGGTGTCTACGGCGTGAAGACGAGGAACCACGTCAAGACCATGCAGGGTTGGAACGGCCTCACACAGGATGGCATCGTCGGACCGAAGACTTGGGAAGTACTCAAGAAGTACTGATCGGGGGATCCAATGGCTGAACGACGTCGGCATAAACCGGCAATCACAGATGAAAGTCGTGAAAGTCAATTGGTGTCGGATGCGATGGACCTTGCTGACAAGCAGATTCGAGAAGGAACTGCATCCTCCCAGGTCCTCACGCATTTTCTGAAGCTTGGGTCTTCTCGTGAACGTCTCGAGCAAGAGAAGCTTCGTCGTGAGAACGAATTGCTTCAATCTAAAGTGGAGGCTATGGCTTCTGCCAAACGGGTTGAAGAGCTGTATGCAGCAGCTTTGCAAGCAATGCGTTCTTACGCTGGCGAAGAAACAGAAGCGACTGACGCCGAGTTCGATGACTATGACGACTAGTCGTTCATATTCCGAACTGGTAAAGTTCCACACATTTGAAGAGCGTTATCAGTATTTAAAGCTCTTTGGGTCTGTTGGATACGAAACTTTCGGTTTTGATCGGTGGATAAACCAAAGATTCTACCGATCACGAGAGTGGAAAAGCGCAAGAGATTTCGTGATAGTTCGTGACGGGGGATGTGACCTAGGAATCCCAGAATACGAAATTCACGGTGAGCTTCTTGTGCACCACATGAATCCGATCGTTGCCGATGACATCATTCATGGCGAAGGGTGGATATTCGACCCAGAATACCTCATCACAACAACGCATCAAACCCACAATGCGATTCATTACAGCGACGATTCACAAATGCCGAAAGTCGTTCTGTCAAGATCGCCAGGTGACACCAAGCTCTGGTAAGAGAAGGAGAACATCATGGGAATCGACAACGTCGAGGAACTGACAGAAGAAAAGACACCGAAGCCGAAACCGAAGAAGTCGGCTTCGAAGAAGTCCCCCAAGAATACCGAGACCTCAGACGTCACTTTGGTGGCAGAGGAAGTTCTTGCCGGTCGGTGGGGGAACGGTCGTGACCGAGACGAGCGCCTGAAGAGGTCGGGTCACGATCCCGACGCTGTCCGCAAGGAAGCGTATCGCATTCGAGGGGAACGAATCAAGAACCCAACCAGTTGACACAACAGAAACGGAGGTGAGCCATGGCCGATAGCATTCTCAACAGCACGAAGAAGATCCTCGGACTGGACGCCGCATACACCCCGTTCGATCTCGACGTCATCACCCATATCAATGCGGCATTCTCAATCCTCAATCAGTTGGGGGTTGGGCCGATTGAGGGGTTCGCCATCGAGGGCCCAGAAGAGACTTGGGAAGACTACCCCGTCCCGATGAATCAGCTGACGCTGGTCAGGACTTATGTCTTCCTCAAGACTCGGATGCTCTTCGATCCTCCGACGACGTCGTTCCTCATCGAGGCAACCAACAACCAGATCAAGGAATACGAGTGGCGACTCAACGTGTTCCGAGAGGAAGAGATCATCGACGACGAGGGTGTCCCAGATAGGAGGTGGGTGGATGGCCGGATCAGAATTGTCCCAGATGAGCTTCAGCACGGAGCGGCGTGAGAAGCTTGCTGATGAAGGCAAAGCCATGCCTCACGGTGGGTACCCGATTCGTAATCGAGCCGATCTGAAACGAGCAATTCAGGCTTTTGGTCGGGCCAAGGACAAAGTCAAGACCAAGGCTTGGATCATTCGACGCGCTCGAGAACTCAACGCCGTCGACATGCTCCCAGAAGGCTGGGTCAAGGAGAAGGCCACAGCACATGGAGACACAATGACTGGTGAACTGATTCTCGAACACTTCGGCGTCAAGGGCATGAAGTGGGGTGTCCGTCGCTCAAGAAAGGAGCTCTCTGCGGGGAGGTCTTCTCTTGGGAAAGCGAAGGCGAAGGACATGTCTGATGATGATCTGAAGAGGGCCGTCAATCGGATGAACATGGAGCAACAGTACAACAGGATGAGAAGCAAGAATCCTGGGTTGGCTCTAATGGCAGCAGGCGCTGCTTTTGCCGGAAGCATTGCTTTGGGAATCGCTCGTTCTCAGATCACGAACGAAGGCAACCGACGAGTTGCTTCTGCTCTTGCTTCGCACAGAGCTCGAGAAGCAGCAGTTAGCGGGTTGAGAAAGCTCGGGTAGTAGAGGAGGTTGCGTAATGCTTTCTAATACAGCAACGCCTCGTTACTATGCTGAGTTTAGGGACAGAGTTCTTCGTGGAGAGATTCCTGTTAACAGGGAAGTCTCTATGGAGATGAATCGAATCGATGCACTCATCGAGAATCCGAACATGTACTACGATGACATGGCTGTCGAAGGCTTCATCAAGTACTGTGAATTCGAATTGACACTGACTGATGGCAGCGATCTGCATCTTCTCGATTCGTTCAAACTCTGGGCTGAACAGATCTTCTGTTGGTACTACTTCGTAGAGCGGAGTGTGTATGAACCAGATGGTCATGGTGGTGGGCACTTCGTACAGAAGATCATCAAGAAGCGCCTAACCACTAAGCAATACCTGATCGTTGCCCGAGGCGCCGCCAAGTCCATGTATGCCTCCTGCATACAGGCCTTCTTTCTCAACGTGGTCACCGCAACAACCCATCAGGTCACCACAGCCCCAACCATGAAGCAGGCAGAAGAGGTCATGTCCCCCTTCCGTACTGCCATCGCCAGGGCTAGAGGCCCCCTCTTCAAGTTCCTAACAGAGGGCTCTCTCCAGAACACAACCGGGTCAAGGGCCAACCGGGCCAAGCTTGTCCCCACAAAGAAGGGGATTGAGAACTTCCTCACCGGTTCTCTCCTCGAAGTAAGGCCGATGTCCATCAACAAATTGCAGGGTCTACGTCCAGCTTGCTCTACAATCGACGAATGGTTGTCTGGTGATCTGAGAGAAGATGTTGTTGGTGCTGTTGAACAGGGAGCATCGAAGCTTTCGGACTGGTTGATTGTAGCAATCAGCTCTGAAGGGACAGTTCGAAACGGTTCTGGAGATACAATCAAAATGGAACTGGCTAGTATCTTAAGAGGGGAGTATCAAGCTCCTCATGTTTCGATCTGGCACTACAAACTCGACGAATTGGAAGAAGTAGCGGATCCATCAACGTGGTTGAAGGCAAATCCGAATCTTGGAAGAACAGTTACGTACGATACGTACCATTTGGACGTAGAAAGAGCTGAAAAAGCTCCTGCAGCACGTAACGATATTCTTGCCAAGAGGTTTGGTATCCCGATGGAGGGGTATACCTACTTCTTTACGTACGAAGAGACTCTTCCACACCCGTCAAGGTCGTTTTGGGGGATGCCATGTGCTCTTGGCGCCGACCTTTCTCAGGGAGATGACTTCTGTGCATTTACCCTAATGTTTCCATTCAGCGAGTACGCTTTTGGTATTAAAACCAGAAGCTACATCACCTCATTAACTCTATTCAAACTGCCCGGAGCAATGCGGGCAAAGTACGAAGAGTTCATTCGTGAGGGTAGTCTGCACGTTTTGGATGGAACAGTCCTGGACATGATGGAAGTGTACGATGATCTCGACAATTTCATCACGTCAAACGAATACGACGTTCGTTGTTTGGGTTTCGACCCCTACAACGCAAAGGAATTCGTTACAAGATGGGAAGCAGAGAACGGACCATTCGGCATCGAGAAGGTGATTCAAGGGGCGAGAACCGAATCGGTTCCTCTTGGCGAGCTGAAGATTCTGGCCGAAGAGCGAAAGCTCATCTTCGATCAAGAATTGATGTCATTCGCTATGGGTAATGCGATTACTCTCGAAGACACAAACGGAAACAGGAAACTGATGAAGAAGCGTGCTGAAGAGAAGATCGACAACGTCTCAGCAATGATGGATGCGTACGTTGCATACAAGGCCAACAAGGAGGCGTTTGAGTGAATTACGAAAACTTCGATGATGTGCTCGAACACTTCGGCGTCAAGGGCATGAAGTGGGGCGTTCGGAAAGCTCGCACTTCTACTTCATCAAAGGGAGAGAAGGAAGAGGCCCCAAAACAAGGCATGTCGAATCGGAAGAAGGCTGTGATAGGTGCTGCTGTTGTAGGTGGCGTCGTTCTTGCCGGAGCGATCGTTGCACACAAGAAAGGCGTAACGATTCAGTCCGTTCGAAACTCCGTGTCGAGAAAGACTGGCGAAGCAGCAGTCAATGGAATCTTGAAGAAAACCGGACAAACCAAGACGCCATCACTCGCTCAATCTGCTCTTTCAGATAGCCAACGTCAACAAATCTCTGCTGCTCGAGCACGAATGGCTCAAAGAAGCGCTGATCACGAAAAGTTCATTCGAGATTTCGCTGCTGAACGCACAGCATTCAACCGATCGCTAAATGCTGAGATGAGGATTCAAGACAATCGGCTGAATGTTCCTATCCACCAACGTTTGACGCTTCCTGATTGGAATGCTGATGAACTCTTGAGAAGGGGGTGATGCATGGCGTTGCGAGATCGATTCAAGCGAATGTGGAATGCATTCCGATCGAATGAAGAAACGGTGCCTCAAGCTCCTTACGGATCAGGATCGTATGGCGGCTATCGGCCAGATCGAACTCGGCTTCGTTTCTCGAATGAGCGGTCAATCGTTTCATCCATATTTACCAGAATCAGTGTGGATGTTGCAGCGATTGCTATTCGACACGTCAAGCTCGACGAACAAGGTCGGTATTCCGAAGACATCAGCAGTGAGCTCAACTCCTGTTTGACCTTCGAACCGAATCTCGATCAAGGTCCTCGAGCTTTCAGGCAAGACGTCGTCTTAACGATCTTTGACAAAGGATCGGCGGCGATTGTTCCAGTCGATACGACTGGTGATCCAATTCTCGATGATGATTACGACATCCTTACGATGCGTGTTGGCGAGATCATGGAGTGGTTCCCACATCACGTCCGTGTTAGCTGCTACAACATTGCACGTGGAATGCGTGAAGATGTCGTTCTATTGAAGCGCTTGACTTCAATCGTCGAGAATCCGCTGTACTCAGTGATGAATGAGCCGAACTCGACTCTTCAACGACTGATTCGGAAGCTCAACCTTCTGGATGCCGTCGATGAGCAGTCAAGTTCGGGGAAGTTGGACTTGATCATCCAGCTTCCATACGTCATCAAATCTGAGGCACGGCGGAATCAAGCAGAGCAGCGTCGGAAGGACATCGAGCTCCAGCTGAAGGGCAGCCAGTACGGCATCGCCTACACAGATGGGACCGAGAAGATCACGCAGCTCAACCGGCCAGCCGAGAACAACCTCCTCAAGCAAGTCGAATACCTCACGGGGATGTTGTACAACCAGCTTGGCCTCACCGAAGAAGTGATGAACGGCACGGCCGACGAGAAG